TTGATACTTAATCATCTCATTGTAATTTACAATGTATTTGAAAATCATGCGGCAACACGATTGTTGTTTTTTAGTATAGAGAAAAAGTTTTATTCCATGCTCAAACCTTTTCTCATATTTTTAGACAGGCTTCCAGAGAGGGTCACAGGAATTAATGGAGAAGATATTTTAACAACTCACATTCCTTTGAACGAATCCACAGTTAAAGAATTAAGAAAGATTTATCCAAACAAATGAGTATAGTATCAACAATCGGAAATATCTATTTCGTCTATCAGTTTCTCAAAAAACTGGTAACACCTTTTGAAAAAACCAAGGCCTTTGAGTTAGGAATTATTGATGAAAAGGGCAAAATTATTAGAAAACGAAAAGATTTGAAAACTAAAGATGAAAAAGAAGCATATACTCTTTCTGACACACTCATTTGGAATATCAAGAAACTTTTAGGCAAAGTCCCAGGCGGACAGTCACGAATTGCATCATATGCAGCTGCATTATTCCTTATCAAAGAACAACAAGGAAATTATAAGATTACCGATGAAGAACTTGAACTTCAATTCTTTGATAAATTTGAACAAATGTACAATAACGATAAACTTCTGTTTGATGAAACAACATTGAGAAAAATTACAACTGCATTGAATGAGGATACTCCAACAACTGTTTCTGGTAATGTTGCAATGAGAGATATGCCTCTTGGGAAACCACCAAAAGGTTTAGTGATGAAAAAGTTTGCAGGAATTGATGTTTTTGCAGTAGACCCAAATATCTATATGAAATCTCGTTTCGGTAAAAAGAAGTTTGACAGATACAAAAAATATGTTGGTGAAGATGAAGTAGGTAATTATATTCGGTTGTTTGCAAGAAAGAATCCAAAGACTCCAATCATAGTCATGGATTCTTCTTCTGGATGTATGCAATTTCTTAGGCATGGATTTAAAAAATGTTGAAATTTAAAGAGTATATCAAGATAGAGTCAGACGATTCTATCAACCAAGTTATGTCTGGTGATTGGATTTCCAAGTCACGAAGTACATGGAAAGCAGTTGACGATGAAGATAATAAAATAGAAATACATAATGATGGTCATGACCCAGAATTAAATGGGGAATCTTGGACAATATATGAGAATACATTCGCTCCAAAAGCATTTGCACATTATTGTAAACAGTTTTTGGAGACAGTCAAACCAGTAGAATTGTCTTATGCCGGAACAAGAATCTATCCATCAACTTAAATCAGAAATTCAGACATTAAAAATTAAAGATGAGTATCGTTCTAAGGAACTTGATGCTTTGATGTCTAAATTGGATGACACAACAACTAAATTAAATGCATTATCTGAAAATATTGGTAGATTATTAGCAGGTCAAGAATTAAATAAAACAATAGACAATGATGTTCGTGATGAATTGAAGATACTTCACTCTCGTATTGGTGACTTGCATGATAAAATGAATCATATGATTGATAAAACAGAAGCTAGAATTGATTCAGATATCAACTCATTATTTAAAAAGATTGATTCTCTTGAAAAATGGAGATGGATTACAATTGGTGCAGCCACATTAATTGCGTGGTTACTCACAAACATAATTCCAAAATTTATACAAAATTAATTTGACTTTTTGATTCGTTGTGTTATACTATAGATATATTTGTATACACAACTTTCTCAGAGTGGAGTGATGCCTTCTTATATTGATACAAAATATGTTAACCTAGTTTCTTCTCGTTTACCCCTCTTCAAACAAAAAACAACCAACCTTTACAACTTTCGTTGTCCGTTCTGTGGCGATTCACGGAAAAAGAAAACGAAAGCCCGTGGTTATCTCTATCAAAAGAGAACAGACCTTTTCTTTTATTGTCATAATTGTGGACAGAGTAATACATTCACGAACTTTCTCAAACAAATTGACGGAGAGTTACATAAACAGTATATCCTTGAGCGATATAAAGAAGGATTGACAGGTAAAGCATCAACAACTCCTAACCCAGAGTTCAAGCACAAGAAACCAGTTTTCTACCAATCCATAGAACTTCCTAATATTAACGAACTTGACGATTCACATTATGCAAAACGATATATTGTCAATCGTGGAATTCCACCAAGTTACTTCAATCGTCTTTTCTTCACAGATGATTTCAAGGGTTTCACTTACAAGTTAACTCAAAGACAATATGACCTAAATGAAAAAGAAGCACGAATCATCATTCCTTTTTTTAACGAAGATAAGAGATTGATTGCATTTCAGGGTCGTGCTTTTACGAATACTAAATTAAGATATATCACAATTAAAATTGATGAAGATGCACCAAAAATTTTTGGAATAGATACTCTTGACATGACAAAACCTTTTTATGTTGTTGAAGGTCCGTTTGATTCTATGTTTCTGCCGAATTGTATTGCCATGGCAGGTTCTGATATCAAAGTAAGTGCAATGGGGAATGTTTCCAGTGCAATGCAGGACGGAATAGGAACAATGGTGTTTGACAACGAACCAAGGAATTTAGAGATTATAAAAAGAATAGAGAGAGTGATTGATTATGGTTGGAAAGTCTGTATCTGGCCAGACTATATTAAACAGAAAGACATCAATGATATGGTGAATGCAGGAATCACAAAAATTTCTGAAATGATAAATAAGTTCACTTATCAAGGATTACTCGCAAAAACACAACTTGCAATTTGGAGAAAGAAATGACACTACAAGACCCAGTAGTATTACCCACACAGTATCAACAATTCATTCATTTGTCAAGATACGCAAGGTGGGATTATAAAAATGAACGCCGTGAAACCTGGGCAGAAACAGTCAATCGTTATTTTAACTTTTTCCAAGAACATTTACAAGAACAATGCGACTACACTTTAGATAATGGAGAATTAGAAGACCTTAAACAAAGTGTTCTTAAACTTGATGTAATGCCATCTATGAGATGTTTGATGACCGCTGGCGAAGCACTCAAGAAAGAAAATGTTGCAGGGTATAATTGTTCTTATGTCAAAGTTGATTCTCCAAAGTCATTTGATGAAATTCTTTACGTTTTAATGAATGGATGTTTTCATCCAAATACTCTTATCAAAACTAAAACAGGAGATGTGAAGATTTCTGAATTGACTACCGAACACGAAGTAATGTCTTATGATATAGATAAAAAACAGTTTGAATATATCAAACCTCTTTGGATTGTGCCAACACCACATTCTATTGAAAAAGAAAAGGTGGAATTGGAATTTGAAGATGGGACGAAAGTTCTTTGCACCACAGACCATGAGTTTTATACTACAAATCGTGGTTGGGTTCGGGCCGATGAATTGTCAGAAGAAGATGATGTGAAAAATTACCATGAAGTATAATTGATAACCCCTGTTCCGTTAGAATTTTTATAAATATAATAAACATCTCGAACGGAACAGGAGTTATATATGGATAAAAATTATATTGGATTTGTATATATTTGGTTGAATAATTTCAATGATAAAAAATATATTGGCGCTCATATTGGGAAAATTGATGATGGTTATATTGGTTCAGGAAAGGCATTTTCTTGTGCCATAAAGAAATATGGTATGGAAAATTTTACGAGAGAAATTCTATATTATGAGTATGAAAGTGAGCAAAATCTTTTTCAAAAAGAGTTTGAAATTATTAATCAATATAATGCAGTATTGGATGAAAATTTTTATAACATGACAAACATTTCTCCGAAACAATCAAAATTTGTTTCTGGAAAATATGTTAAAATCGTAACTGATGAAACTAAAAAAAAGATAAGAGAAATTGCGCTGAAAAGAGAAACTCCAAATCAAGATACCAGAAACAAAATGAGTAAAAATAATCATATGAGAGGTAAAAGATGGTTCAACAATGGGCAAGATAATAAAGCTTTTTTGGTCGGAAAAGAACCAGCTGGTTGGATTCTTGGAAGATTGAAAACGAGTCAAGGAAATAGTGGTTATAGAACTTATAATAATGGAATTATAGAAAAACAATTTCCTTCAAATGTTGAACCAACAGACGAATGGAAACGAGGAAGATTGCCTTCTAATATAAAAAGTGGTAAGGACAATCCATTTTATAATAAAAAACATTCTGATGAAACTATAACTAAAATAAAAAATACTAAAAAGAAAAGGAAACTCAATGAAATTAGTAAGTAGAAAAATTGTTGAATCTGAAGGGACTATGTATTGGGATATGACAATTCCAAAAAATCATAATTATGTTCTTACTAATGGAAATGTTGCACATAATACGGGCATCGGTTTCTCTGTAGAAGAAGAATACATTACACAATTACCAATTATTGCAGAAGAGTTTCACGAAACAGACACAACCATTGTCGTTGCAGATTCCAAACTTGGATGGGCAAAAGCACTCAAAGAACTTTATAGTTTGCTCTGGACAGGACAGATTCCAAATTGGGATTTATCAAAGGTTCGTGCTGCAGGAAAACCTCTCAAAACATTTGGTGGTCGTGCTTCAGGTCCAGAACCATTGGAAGACCTTTTTAATTTTTCAGTCAATACATTTCGCAATGCAGCTGGTCGAAAATTACGACCAGTTGAGTGCCACGACTTGGTTTGTAAAATTGCAGAAATTGTAGTGGTAGGTGGAGTTCGTAGAAGTGCTTTGATTTCACTCTCAAATCTTAATGACGAAACAATGAGACACGCAAAGTCAGGACAATGGTGGGAGTCACAACCACAAAGAGCACTTGCAAATAATTCAGTCAATTACAAAGGAAGACCAGACATTGGAACATTTATGAGAGAATGGTTATCACTTTATGATTCTAAGTCAGGTGAAAGAGGAATTTATAATAGTGTTTCTGCAAAGAAACAAGTAGAAAGGTTGAATGCCGATGAGCAAGAAAGAAGACAACCAAGAGAAGATTTTGGAACAAACCCTTGCAGTGAAATTATTCTTAGAAGCAGAGAATTTTGCAACCTCTCAGAAGTCGTTATTCGTAGATGGGACACTGCCAAATCACTTCGCCAGAAAGTTAAGCTTGCAACTATCCTTGGGACTTTCCAATCCACTCTTACCAGCTTCAAGTACCTCACAAAAGAATGGAAACGAAACTGTGACGAAGAACGACTTCTTGGAGTTTCCCTTACTGGAATAATGGACAACCCAAAAACAAATGGACAGGAGAAAGGCCTTGAAAAGTTACTGGACGAGTTACGAAAAGAAGCAATCAAAACAAACAAAGAGTGGGCAGAAAAACTCGGAATCCCACAATCTGCAGCAATTTCGTGCATCAAGCCTAGCGGTACAGTTAGTCAGTTGGTTGATTCTGCCTCTGGTATACATGCTCGCCATAATCCTTATTATATCAGAACAATTCGTGCAGACAACAAAGACCCCCTCTGCAAAATGATGAAAAAGGCCGGATTTCCAAACGAAGCAGATGTGACGAAACCACAACACACAACTGTATTCTCTTTTCCAATGAAATCACCAGACGATGCTGTTTGCAGACAAGATATGACTGCAATTGACCAGTTAAAACTTTGGATGACATATCAAACTCATTGGTGTGAACACAAACCATCCGTAACCATTTCTGTCAAAGAAAACGAATGGATGGAAGTTGGTTCTTGGGTGTGGGAAAATTTTGACACAATCAGTGGTATTTCATTTCTCCCTTTTAGTGAGCATACGTATCGTCAAGCTCCGTTTCAGGATTGCACAAAAGAACAATACGAAGAAGCTCTCAAGACAATCCCACAGGATGTGGATTGGTCAGAGTTATCGAAATATGAATCACAGGATTTTACTATTGGTGCTCAAGAGTTAGCCTGTTCTTCTGGTGATGGAGGATGTGAAGTGGTGGACCTCATTTGACAGGAGTAAGATGTTGATAGACGCTGATTTTGATTGTCCAAATTGTAATGCAGAATATAGTATTTCATTTGAAGAAGGATTTAATCCCGAACATTGTCCTTTCTGTGGCATTGTTTATGAAGTAGACGAAGAATACGGAGATGAAATCTGATGAATATATTGCCGGAGTTGATTATTCTCTCACTTCTCCGGCAGTATGTGTTGCAAAAATAATAAATAATGATATTACCTTTGAGAATAGTAGTTTTCATTTTCTCAAACAAACCAAGTCGCAAAAATCTTTTGGAAATATCCACTCGTATGAGTATCCAGAGTATTCAGATGACATTGACCGATTCTCTCAATTGGCAAGTTGGGTCGTTGAACGAATACGTTGGTATGATAATAGAGTGCAAAAAGTTTTTCTTGAGGATTATGCATTTGGTGCAACAGGCCGAGTATTTCATATTGCAGAAAATACAGGAATACTCAAAAAGGTTCTTAGAGCATCTGGTTTCTCTTATATTACTCTTCCACCTACAGTAGTCAAGAAATATGCTACAGGTAAGGGAAATGCGAATAAAGAGATGATGTACGAAACCTTCCTATCTGAAACAAAAGTTGACCTTAAAAGTCAATTGTCTCCAAACTCAAAACAAATTTCAAACCCTGTTTCCGACATTGTGGATTCTTTCTACATTGCAAGAACTGGATTGTGTCAATATTTCAACAAAAAGGAATAATATGCTTCCCCTAGCAGATTCTCCATATTCTATTGAAACCAGTACAAATAAGTCATTGAGATTTTCTAAAGAAGATGCTGAAAAAATTGCAATTGACTTGCAATCTAAAGGTTCAGATGTTGAAGTTTATTATAATGGGAAATTGCAATATAAATTAAATGGAAAAGAACAATTAAGTTTCTTTTAAAATATACTTGACAATTTGTTTTAGTATTGTTATAATAGTATATGTAAAATGATAAATTGAACGAGTGAAAAAATGAGTTACTGGAATCACAGATTAGTAAAAGATGTTGAGAGTGGTCGCCTTGCGATACACGAAGTGTATTATGATGACGATGATACTCCAACTGGTTATACCGAAAATCCTGTTTATATAGATACTTTCCCAGACGATGAGGGATGGTTTACGAATGGTGTTCCTGAAACACCTCAAGCTGCAATCTGGCAGGTAATAGAACAAATCACTGGCGATATTCGCAGAAATGATGATATCATCTACTCTACTGATTTTGAAAAAGGTGGTTGTTATTATAAAGAAGATGGCCTGGATGCACTTGAAAAAATTGAAATGATAGACAAGATTGGAGAGCCTGAATGAGTGGCATGATGAATTTTGATACTTCAAAAATTGAGGAAATGAAACGAAAAAGGGAAGAAGGATTGCCCTATGTCTCTGAAGATGTAGTAGAAGCATCAAAGAATGCAAAGGGTGGTAGTGAACTTATTTACGAAAGAGTTAAAGAACGAGTGCCTGAAGACTTGTGGAACTACTTTCAGGTCATACTTTCCAGAGTCAGAGAGTTAGAAGACAAACCAAGAATACTCTGGTTTCAAGACACTTCAAAAGATCCAGAAGTTCAGTTCCTCAAGAAAAAGGAATCAAGAGATAAGTTTGAGCGGTTTGTATTTCCTTCTGATTGGTCGTTAGAGAAATATCACCTTGATCTTGGAATTGAATACGAAAAAAGTGTAGTATTGAAAAACGCAATTGTTCCAATACCTACTCATTCCAAACCAAATGAGGGACCAATAAGATTAGTGTACATCTCTACACCTCATCGTGGTCTAGATGTTTTGATTGGTGCATTTCGTGCGTTGAAATTAGAAAATGTAGAACTCGACATCTATTCCAGTTTCAAAATCTATGGTTGGGAAGAGAAAGACAAAGAGTTTGAAAAACTTTATCAAATATGTCGGGACACTCCAAACGTGAATTATCATGGTAGTGTTTCCAATGAAGAAATTCGTACTGCACTTCAACAAACCCATATTCTTGCATATCCGAATGTCTATCCAGAAACAGCATGTATTTCTGTGATAGAAGCGATGAGTGCAGGGTGTGTTGTTGTATGTCCGAATCTTGCAGTCCTTCCAGAAACTTGTGCAAATTTTGCATGGATGTATGGTTTTGTCCAAGATAAGACAGAACACGCAAGGAAGTTTGCATATGTGCTGAAGGATGCAATTGATAATTTCTGGGAACCATCAGTTCAGGCTGGTCTTGGTTTTCAGAAACAATATTTTGATATGCACTACGACATTGAGACTACTGCTAAACAGTGGGAGATGATGTTGCAGACAATCAAAAATAACATTGAACGTTCCAAGGAGCAAAAATCGTAATGGCAAGAAAGAAAATCGTAGTTGAACGCAAACCCATGAAAGTAAAACGTACTCGCAAGATTACAGAAGAGCAACGTGAGGCTCTTCGTCAACGCATGACTGAAATGCGAAAGAAGCGCAAACCAGCAGAGTACAAGAATGTAAATAAGACTGTTCTGGCACTCCCAGAAGAGGATGAGTACTCTTTCAAGAACGTCAAAGAATGGATTAAGGAGTCAAAGGATTTGGTTTCTCAGTACAACAAACAAGCACGTAGTGCAAAAAACAGTCCAAGTGACAGACAGATTGCATCTAACCTTGCAGATAACAAACGAGCATATATTCGTATGTGCGAACATTATCTCAAGACAGGTGATTGGTTTGCGATGTTTTCTGGAAAAAATGAGGAACACAAAGTCATTTCCAAGTGTATTGCGATGGCCTATTATCCAGATGGAACACCCAAAAGAACAATAGGTGTGTTTTATCCAGACATCAACATGGTCTGGACTAAAGATATGGATGAAAGTGAGTTTGTGTTTCAGGAAAATCGTGAATATATAAAGAATGAAACAATTGCAATGACAGATAAACAATTTACAGGAGATATGTAATGGCATTGAGTATTGCAGAAGTCTTGGAAGATGTAGCAAAAGCCAAGACCAGAGAAGAAAAAAGAAATGTTCTCAAGAAAAATGAATCATGGTCTTTGAAAGCTCTTCTTCAACAAAATTACCACCCAGACGCTAGTTGGTTGATTCCACCAGGCGCTCCACCTTACAATGAAAACCAAACTTCTGCTGATACGAGTTTAATGTATGAAGCAAAGAAGTTGGATTATTATACAAGTGGACAAAAAAATATTCCTATGTTGAAAAGGGAAGCTATGTTTGTTACTCTATTAGAACGATTAAGTCCAGATGAAGCAGAAATTCTTATTGCAATCAAGGACCAGAAGTTATCTTACAGGGGGCTCACCTATAAACTCGTAAAAGACACATGGCCAGACTTACTCCCAGAACAGGAAGAGAAATCAACCACTTCTGTTACGGAAAAAGAAGAAGAAGAACCAATAGCAGAAGTCGAAAATACATAAATACAAGTACACTTTGGTTGAAATGGTTATATCAATTTAAATTTTTGATTGTCACTGTAACTGAACAAAGGAAACGCATGATAAAAGCAGTAAGATACTGTCTTACTCTTTTAACTGCACTTTTGATTTTTACAACCCCTACGAATAGTAAAGTTAGCGATTCTGTAATATACGTACAAGAACCAGCACCATTAACTTTATCACTCAAACCCGATTATTTTAGCAACATTACTTACTCTAATGAAGAATTGGAGTGTCTTGCGCTAAACATCTACTTTGAGGCAGGAGTTGAAAGTACAGCAGGGAAGCTTGCGGTAGCGAATGTCACTATCAATAGAAAGAATTTGAGTGACTTCCCAGATACAATATGTGGTGTAGTAAAAGAAGGCAAACACTATTACGATAAGAAAGTTGACAAGAAATATCCGTTGAGAAACAGATGTCAATTCAGTTGGTATTGTGATGGTTTAGTAGACAAACCGAAAAAGGGAAGAACTTGGGATACTTCTCTTGGGATAGCAGAGATTGCACTCAAAAAACATTATGCCGACATTCTCATCGACATTACGGATGGTTCAACACACTATCACGCTAATTGGATGGAGAATTATCCATCATGGGCATATTCCAAGAAAAAGATGGCCGCTATTGACAGGCACATTTTTTACAAAACAAAAAAATACCGATAATCAACTCAAAACTTGACATTATGAGTTCTATGATGTATACTATAAACATGAACTAATAGGAGAATATTATGAAAAAATTGTTGTTATCGGTATTCGTTATGTGTGCGATGTATGAGTCAGCGTGGTCGAGGATTGAGAGAATTTGTATTGCACCTGCTGGATGTCAAATCATAATGAGCACAGGAGAATGTCCAGAATGTATTGACAAATTTATACCAGATGTAGAAACGAAGGTAGAGAAGAAGAAGAAAGAGGAAAAGATAGTCGCAATGAAACCTATTCAGACCAAGAGGAAATGGAAATGTATTATTCCACCTTGTGATGATTGGATTGATAGTGATGGAAATCTTATTATAAAAAATTGATATGATAATAAACTACTATATAAAGTATAAAGAAGAGTTTATAAAATGGGTAACATGCCAACATAGTATTCTGACAACTTAAAAAAAGGAGAATATGCCCTATTATGATTATCAATGTATGGCCTGTAACCATGTCTTTGAAAAGAATATGTTTATACGTGATCGTAAAAAACCCACTGAGGAACCTTGTCCAGAGTGTTCCGAAAGTGAAGTTAAACAACAACTTGCCACACCATATCAAGGTGATCCATGGCATTTCGCAGGGAAGAAGCCGGATGACGGATTCAAAGATCGTCTTAAAGAAATAAAGAAATCTCACCATGGTTCAACAGTAAATACATGGTAAATTCTCAATCTTTAAGGCTCTATGGCGAAACGTAATCGTAAACTTCGCAATGAGTTGAATGAACAAGAACAATCCGAAAGGAATTTATATTTAATCAAAAGTAAGTACGATAATATCAGTAAACGTATGGATGGTCTTTCGTTGAGAGAAATCCTGCCTAAAACCAAAGCTCAATCGGACACTTTTGATGCATATGATGAAAATTATAATTTGATGTTGCATGGTTGTGCTGGAACAGGGAAGACATTTATTTCTTTGTTTCTTGCATTACGTGAGATTTCAGAAAGAACATCTCCTTATAAGTCAATAACTGTAGTAAGGTCTGCTGTGCCAACAAGAGATGTTGGTTTTCTCCCAGGCGCATTGCATCAAAAACTAGAAGTATATGAACTGCCATATCGCTCAATTATCAATGAACTGTATGGAAGGGGAGACGCTTTTGAAATTATTAAACATAAGGATTTTTTAAATTTTATTTCAACTTCTTATGTTCGTGGTGTAACACTCAAGAGAACTATCGTCATTGTTGATGAATGTGAAAATTTGAATTTTCATGAACTTGATTCAATCATCACTCGTTTAGGTGATAATTGTAAGATACTCTTTTGTGGTGATTTTAAACAGACAGATTTCAGAAACGAGCGAGAAAAACAAGGTATGCATAATTTCATAGAAATACTGTCATCAATGAACTCTTTTGATATTGTACAATTCACGCAAAAAGATATTGTAAGAAGCAATATGGTACGTGAATATATAATTCAGAAGGATAATCTCAACTATTGACCTAAAGCGGAGAATCCTAATAAGATTCTCCGCACAATATCATGCTCAAAAATTTTTTATTATGTTCTTTGTGTTTTTTACTGTTTTTATTTTACATAGATAAAATACATGCTCATCCATACGGAGCAAAACCATTCTGGTATCCATCAACTTTCATTTATGGATATATCAATGGATGTTACGAAGCAACAGAACAAAATCTAGTACCTTTTACAAAAGATATGTGGCCGGATAATGTAAAAAATGTTTGTGCTTGTGTAGTTGATGCATTGAGACATTCTATGACATATGAAGAAATGTTAGATAACGCTTCTTACGAAAAATCAGTAATGATAGCAACAGCAACTTTTCCAATTTGTGTGCGACAAGAATATAAAAATCTGAATAAAGAATGATATGAAACAATTTAACTATGACTTTCTTGAAGATAAAAGACATCTCCTAGAACAAGATAATTCTAAGGATGACAGAGTATATCATGGTCCAAACGGCACCTATGCATCCGTCACCAATATGTTGTACTATATGGTGACAAAACCAGGCATTGATGCGTGGAAAGAGAGAATTGGAGAAGAAGAGGCAAAGAAGATTTCTACACGAGCTGCAAGTCGTGGAACTCGTATTCACAACTCCATTGAAAAATATCTTCGTGGTGATGACACTTATTTTGAGGGTGTTCCACATGAAAATCGTGAATTAATTCAACTTGGATTGAAACAGATTGATGAACGAATTGATAATATTCGTGGTATTGAACTTGGAATGTGGTCCGATTCACTTGGACTTGCAGGAACATCTGACCTAGTGGCAGATTATCAGGGCGAATTGTCTGTCATTGATTGGAAAACAGCTACTTATATTAAGAAAGAAGAATATATGATGTCGTATATTCTCCAAGGAACCGCATACAGTAGAATGTTATATGAACTTTATGGATTGATACCAAAGAACATTGTCATTTGTTCTTTGATTCGGTTTGATAGTAAGAAATATAATCCATTGATGGACCAAGATATTTATATTGATTGGAGAGTTTATAACCCATTGGATTATATTCGTAGATTAAAGTCAATTGTTGACGCTTTTCAGTATCAAAAAAAACAAAGGGAAATAAATAGTTTAGATACTGTGGATATGCATGGATAGCAATTAAGACGCCGGTTCAAATCCGGCCATCTCCACCAAGGCAATATGGATGGTCACGACATTTTACTATCATTTGTCATTTTCGGTATTGTATGTTTTATTATCTGGGCATTGGATTTTGCACTATTTTGATATCATGTTGTTTTGATGGGGATGTTTTGGGAATTCGATTAATTGATTAGGTCATGTAAGGAGGTATCCAGTTGAGCTACGACTGTGAAAGTGCAACTAAACATAATCGCAAATAATGCTGATTATACACCTGCCTCTTATGCGATAGCCGCATAATTGTAGCCGAGTACGGAGGGTCACTTGGGAACAGAAGACCCTCATTTTTAATATACACACACAACACACACATATAGAAAGGAAATTATGTCTAATCCATTTGAACTACGATTCAAACTTTTAGAGATGGCACAAAGTTATCTTCAGGAGCAACAACAACGCAATACTGACTTTGTTTACAATGCATGGGATCTTGCAAAGGAACAAGGTGAAGCAAACATGAAATTGTTTAAAGAATTGCAGCCAGAATCTTATACTATTGATGATATTAAGAAGAAGGCATCCGAGTTGTATGAATTCGTAGAGAAGAAATAATTTTTGATAAATTGGGAAGGAAATACACTTACGTTTCCTTCCTTCTTGTTAAACAAAAATATAAGAAAAAAATGTTATCGTTTAAAACATATATCGCAGAGTCTAGTCTTTCGAGGATAATGACCCATGTAGAAAAAACAGAAAATTTTGGTGTAATGTCTCCTTTTAGAAAAGAGTTTTCTGATAAAGAAAATCTTGAGCGTTATAAAGAACTCAAAGAAATAGTTAGAGAAAAGGGGTATGGTTTCATAGAATTAAAAGGTGGTTATAAAGAAGAAGATGGTTTTGTCAAAGAAAGATCTTTGTTTATTCCCAATATTAAGAAAAAAGAAATGATGGAGTTGGGTAAAAAATATGACCAGCATTCAGTAATCGTAAAGGACAAACAAGCCTTTGCTATGATAGGTACAAATAAAAGTGCAGGGATTGGTAAAGTATTGGATAAGTTTGATGTGAAAGGAAGAAATATTTCCATAGACGATGTTGGTGATAAATTTAAAGATTTCTTTTCTCGTCTATTGAAGGGTTCTCATAGAGGTAAAAAATTCTTATTTAAAATGCAAGAGAAAAAAGAAACAAGCATGTATTATTATAAGAAACATGGACCTCAATGGGAAACAGTTATAGAAGAGGGGATATGATTATATGGCAGTTATAGGTAGTAAAAAAGATCGTCTAAAGGATGATAAGATTAACACTGAAGAAGAATTAGTTTATGAATCTGAAGAAAAATTATGGGAGACAAATCCAATGGAAGCGTTGAAATATGAAAAGATAGAAACAAGAAAAAAATTGAACTGGTGGGCACGTTTTTCTTTGTCACTCATTATTGTTCTTACATTTTTGTTTCTGGTATGGTTATTGTTTTATGCTGAGTTGCCTCAAGCATCAAGAGATTTGGTTAATATCATGGTTGGAGCCTACGTTGCGGTATTAGCAAAATCAACTGATTATTGGTTCAAGGATAAAGATGATCCTGAACACAAAGAAGGTCAAGACCTTAAAGAAAAACCAACAGAATAGTCTTGACACTTTCGTTTAAAATGATATAATATGGTTATAATGATATGGAACAGATATTAAACGTATATACATCAAGTCAGTATAATCAAGAGGTTGAAGAATTGGTTGAGAGAACAGGTATGAAGTATCTTGATGCAATTCTTCATCACGCTGATGAAAATAAACTGGAATCGGAAACGATTGCAAAATTGATAAACGCAAATTTGAAAATGAAACTTCGTGAAGAAGCGGAATATTTGCACTTTTTACCGAAAACAGCAAAACTCCCTATATGATTCCAAAGGTGACTCCTTTTGAAGTATATCAAAAGTATCTATCGTTGAAACAACATTTCAACAAAATTGATTATGATTATTTCAAGTTCAGAGGAAAGGTCAGAGCCAATCCTCAATCATTTGAAAACAGAAAGGACAAACACCATTTTGTCCGTCTTTCAAAAATTTATAAAGAAGAAGACCTCACTAAATTTTTTGTCTCTAATTTCGTTAAGTCAAGCGACCTTTGGATTGGTAATCTTACAAGTCCAGAGGGCAGAGAAAATTATATCTCATGGAAGTCAAAGATCCAAAGTCTTCCGTATGTTTTCGAGAATGAGGTTGATGAGATTCTTGATGATTATGATGATTTTAATACACTTTTTGATTGTGTGGATGGTCAACATCCACCTGTGCTTCGCTCGGTATTTGGCGGAGATTTGTCAATTGAGTCTTTCATTATTATGGACTCGATTCTTAGGTTTTCTTCGGTCTTCAATCAGAAGATAGAAGAATCGGTCATGTGGCCGAACCTATATAGTATGTGTTTAAAGTATGCACCATTCTTGGTTGTGAATAAGCAGAAATATGTAGACATACTGAAAAAACAAGTAGATTTACATTATGAATAATGTGGATAATCAGAAACACGTAGTAATAAGGAGATCAAATGTCATTTGCTACACTCAAAAAGAACAGTAAGAACAGCCTTCAGAAACTTCAGTCAGAAGTGGAGAAGATCAATAATCCCCAAAACACAAAGAACTTCGGTGATGATGAAAGGTTCTGGCGAGCAGAACTTGACAAGTCTGGAAACGGATATGCGGTTATTCGTTTTCTGCCGGACCAACACAACGATGACATGGCGTTTGTTCGTGTCTTCAATCATGGATTTCAGGGCCCAGGTGGTTGGTATATCGAAAACTCCCTGACAACTCTTGGACAGAAAGACCCATTGGGTGAATACAATTCTGTCCTTTGGAACTCTGGTGTGGAGGCGAACAAGGAGATTGCTCGCAAACAGAAACGGAGATTAACTTACTTCTCAAACATCTATGTTGTTGAGGATAAGGCAAATCCTCAGAATGAAGGCAAGACCTTCTTGTTTCGTTATGGAAAGAAGATTTTTGATAAAATCAGTTCCATGGCAAATCCTGAGTTTGAAGACGAGTCACCAGTAGATATCTTCAATCTCTGGGAAGGAGCGAATTTCAAATTGAAGATTCGTAAGGTTGATGGATTCTCTAACTATGATAAGTCAGAGTTTATCACTCCAGCTCCTCTTTTTGATGATGATTCAAAGTTGGAGAAGGTTTATACTCAAACTCATTCTCTTCAGGAGTTTCTGGACCCAAAGAATTTCAAGTCCTATGATGAGTTAAAATCTCGTCTGGATAGAGTTCTTGGTAATACTCCATCTCCTGCGATGTCGGCACCAACTTCCGTGGATTCTTCGGAAGTTCCGTTTAACGGCGGTGAACCATTGGAATCACCTTCTTCTTATCGTGAGGAAGAGGTATCTGGTGATGAAAACCTTGATTATTTCAAGAAACTCGCTGAAGCATAATCATCTCATATTAACTTTGTCTCTCCCCTCACCAACTAAGGCCGGACCTCTGGTTTGGGGAGCAGCAACATTTGTCTGATTGATAATGGTAGGTTGTTGACTGTTATCAATTACAACAGGAGCAGCAGAACCTGTTGTACCACCCATCGTTCTATCCATTTGTAATTGATTAATCATAGTGCCAGATTGTGGTAGGTAAGATGCAACAAAATTGTCTAATTTAGCAGTT